CCACCACCACCACCACCACCACCAGTAGATGTATCGTTACGGGCACAAAGAGCCGCATCGAGGCGTAAAGAAATGCAAGAAAAAGCTAAGTTAAAGGATGAAAGATACCAAGAAACATTAGCGGACATTGCAGGTCGCCGAGGTAGACGATCTTTACTTAGTGGTAGAAAAGGCGGTCAAGGTTTTGCTAGTGCAATGTTAGAACAAGCTGGTCGTCAAACTTTGGGTGTTTAAATGGTCGTAGATGTTAAACCACAAACTGTCGTTACTGACATTAACGACTCTGAGGTTCGCCGTTTATTAAAGCGTTACGAAAAAGCAAAAGCCATAAAGGATCAATGGATGCCTATTATGGAAGATTGTTATGAGTATGCTTTACCACAAAGAGAATCCTTTTATTCAGAAAGTATTGCTGCAAAACGAAGTGAACGCATATTTGATGAAACGGCAGTAGTCGGTGTTCAAGAATTTGCTTCTCGTTTACAATCAGGAATTGTTCCTAGTTATGCTCGATGGGCAGAACTAACAGCCGGAACAGAAGTTCCTGAAGAAGATCAAAAAGAAGTTAATGTTATCCTTGATAATGTGACAGATTATGTATTTGAAGTTATTCAAAATTCTAACTTTGCTCAAGAAGTTCACGAATCATTTTTAGATATGGCTGTGGGTACAGGTGTTCTTGTTGTTGAAGAAGGAGATGCTGTACAACCTATTCGTTTTAAAGCACTTCCTTTACCACAAGTATTATTAGATTCAGGGCACGATGATAAAATAGATCATATCTTTAGGGAACGCCGTATTAAATTTAAGCAATTACTTAATGCTTATCCCGAAGCTGTTCTTCCTCCCAGAATGGTAGATGATATGGTAAAAGACCCAGAAAGAGATTGTAAAATTATTGAAGTTTGTTATCGCAACTATGACAACACAAAAGATGAAGAAAATGTTTTTTGTGTAATATCGGAACTCTATCAAGCAAAACTACACTCTAAAGTATTTAAAGGCGTGGGTTCAAATCCATTTCTTGTTTATAGATGGAGTAAATGTGCTGGAGAAGTTTTTGGTAGAGGTCCACTTCAAATGGCTTTACCTGCAATTAAAACAGCTAACTTAGTTATAGAACTTATTTTAGAAAATGCACAAATGGCAATTTCTGGTATGTATCAAGTTGAAGATGATGGCGTTATTAATGTTGATAATATTCAATTAATTCCGGGAACGATTATACCTAAAGCATTAGGAAGCACAGGATTGACACCAGTACAAGCAGCAGGAGATTTTAGAGTATCGGATATTGTTATTAAAGATATGCGAACAAATATTAAAAAAGCCTTATATAATGATATGTTAGGTAATCCTAATGAAAAAACTCCAATGTCAGCAACTGAAGTTGCAGAAAGAATGGCTGATTTATCACGCCAAATAGGAGCAGCATTTGGTAGATTACAAGCAGAATTAGTAAATCCTGTATTACAAAGAGTTTTATATATTTTAAAGAAGCAGGGAAAAATTAAATTACCTGTAGTTAATGGTAGAGAAATAAAAATTAGATCATCTTCGCCATTAGCACAAGCTCAACAACAACAAGATGTCGCTACATTAGATAGATTTATAGGAATGTTACAAGCTCGAATGGGTCCTCAAATGGCAAATATGTTAATTAAACAAGAAGATGCGGCAAGGTTTATGGGTAAGAAAATGGGTATTCCTGATGAAATTATTCGCAATAAAAAAGAGATGGCACAATGGATGCAGTTAGCACAACAAATGATGGGTCAAGCACAAGAAGCAGGAATGGCTCCAGAAAAAATGTTAGATGTTGCACAAAATGCTATGAAGTGATATAAGAATAGTATGAAACCAGAAAAGCCCAACTATTTGATAGGGTTGGATAACTTTCAACGATCAGCCGATTCTGAACAACAGTTAAATACTTTGTTCACTTCGTGTTTCATTACCGAAAATGGAAAAAAAATTCTTGAGTATTTAAGATCAATAACCATTGAATCTGTTGCCGGTAGTGAAGTGTCAGATTCTTCATTACGACATCTTGAAGGACAGCGTTATTTAGTAGGATTAATTCAAAGACGAGTTAATAAGGGCAAAAGTCAACGCATAATAAAGGAGAAAAAAGATGTCAGATGAAAATACTGAAGTGGTTGAAGAATCACAACAACAAGAAGATGAGGCACAGGTTGAAGCTAAACCTGACCCTCAATTACAACCCCCTGTAAATACCGAAATTCCTCAACGACCAGAGAATGTACCCGAAAAATTTTGGGATGCTGAAAAAGGGGAGTTAAGGAAAGATGAGTTATTAAAGTCAAATGCTCATTTAGAAAAGTTTGTTGGAGGAAAAAAAGAGGAACTTAAAGATGAGCTATTAAAAGAAATAGAATCAGAAGCTGAAGCTGAAAAACCAGAAAGTTATGATCTACCCGCTTTACCAGAAGGAATAACAGAAGAAATGGTTTTAGAAAATCCTTTAACAGAATGGTGGCGACAACATTGTTACGACAATGCTTATAATCAAGATATGTTTGAAGATGGTGTAAATCAATATATACAACTACAACAAGGGCAACAACCTGATTTAACGGCAGAAGTAGAAGCCTTGGGTGAAAATGCTAAAGCACGAATTGATAATGTTAATACTTGGGCATCTACATATTTCTCTCCCGATCAATTTGAAACTATTCAAATGACATTAGGGCAAACAGCAGAAGGTATAGAAATACTAGAAAGAGTAATGTCAATGCGAAATGAAAATATAAGTTCCAATCAAACAGAACCTATTAATAAATTATCAATCGATGATGTTCGCCAAATGATGAAAGACCCTCGTTATTTTGATCCTAAAGAAAGAGATGAGTCTTATGTAAGGCGAGTAGATGATGCCTTTGCTCGATTGTATCGATGACACATATGGACATAGCAATCCCTGATGATTCCTTTGAAGTTGCTAAAAATATGAAAGCAACAGATAGGTTTGAGATTTCTGTTGTAGGAAGTGATCCTTTATATTCACTTTTATTACCATTTCGTGCTCGTAGAAAAAATACACATACCTTTACTATATTTAATGACGACAACAAACCTATAGCAATGTGGGGAGTTCTTCCTACAAAAAAAGATAATCAACGAGGATGTGTATGGTTTTTAAGCGATGAATCAGCATTATCAGAAATTCGCTTTCTTCGTAATCAAAAAAGAGCCTTTTTATGGGTAGCTAGTCATTATAAATTTATCTGGAATTTTTGTACTGAAGAACAAAAAAAAACGATACGCTGGTTAAAATATCTAGGTTTTGTATTTAATGGTACATCAACACTTGTAAACAATGTAAAAATGCTGTATTTTTATTATGAACCTACAAAGGTTCAGATAGAACCCATAGATGATTTATGTGGTCCGAGATGGGCAACCCGAATGAATCAGAAAGTGGACAATTCGAAAAACTAATATTAACTTAACTTAGGAGATAGCAATGGCAACTTCCATTACTACAGCCTTTATTAAGCAGTTCGAAGCAGAAGTTCATATGGCGTATCAGCGTATGGGTTCTAAATTAAAAAATACAGTTCGAACTCTCAATAATGTAAAAGGCTCTCAAGCGAGATTCCAAAAAGTTGGCAAAGGTAGTGCTACTGAGAAATCAAGGCATGCTAATGTTCCGACTATGGAAATCGCTCATAATACAGTTGATGTTACTTTAGCTGATTACTATGCGGCAGATTATGTCGATAGACTCGATGAGTTAAAGACAAACATTGACGAAAGACAAGTTCTAGCTTCTTCAGCAGCAGCGGCACTTGGTCGTAAAACTGACCAACTGATCATTGATGTTTTAGATGCAGGATCAAACTCAGCCAACATTGTACACGGCTCGGCAGCATTAACATTAGCAAAAGCACTAACTGTTTATGAAACATTTGGTGAATCTGATGTTCCTGATGACGGACAAAGATACTTTGTTGTTTCCCCAGCAGGTTGGGCTGATTTACTTCAGTTAGACCAATTCTCAAGAGCAGAATATGTTGGTGAAAAAGACCTACCTTATGCAGGTGGAATGACGGCTAAAAGATGGCTTGGATTCTTGTGGTTTACACACTCTGGTTTATCTTTGAGCAGTACGACAAGAGATTGTCACGCATACCACAGAAGCTCAGTTGGTCTAGCTATTGGTTCTGATGTTAGAACTGAAGTTAACTATATACCTGAAAAGGTCAGTAATCTAATCACTTCATATATGTCTATGGG